CCAGGGGCATCTTAACAACGTGCTTATCGGGGAGACAAATGGCACTCTCTGCGGGCCAAGGAGAAGTTACAAAGATGTTCATCCAAAGGTTGAGTCGGGTTCTAGAGCAATATAATACTTCAAATTGTAGCGAGTGTTGGTGAACTGTGACAAAAGTTTAGAGGACACCACAACATCATAAGCACCAGGAATAATCTTGATGTTTTCTACCTTGAAGTTAAAAGTGAATTCTTGATCGGTCTCGCCAACAACGATGGCATATTCGTTTGAAGTGTCATTCTTCTTATCACGAACCACCAGTTTCACAACACCTGCCTCACCGATAGCAGAAAGATCGGGGAGTTGATAAACTGCTGCTGCTTTAACCAATTTCTCCAGAGAGGTGCTATCCAATTGGAAGCAAACATCTTGAGAGGGAAGATTAATTTCTTTTTCAGGGGGAGCGATGATGACATTAGGATCTGCAAAGAAGTACTTTACACGACGCTTACCTTCTTTGATGCTCAGATAGGAATCTTCTTTAAAATCAAGATCAGGATCCTGGTGAAGGCTCAGACCGTTCAAAAACTGATTCAAATCGTAGATTCCAAAGTCACGAGGAAACTCTTCAGTAATTTCTGCTTCTGCAAGAATATTCTTAGCAACAGAAATAGTGCGGAGTTTGCTACCTTCCTTCACGAGAATCGAATTATTGATTCCAGCAAAGTTTTTGAGAATGGTCAGAGTGTTATCAGAGAGTTTCATGTTCTTTTCTTTGGTGTTCATTGTCAGCGGAATTCAGTAAGACCATTATCTTGACGGGTGTAGTGTCCGTCGAAGTGTAGCAGAAGCATAGCATAGTGAATGACTTTGAGCAAGTCACGCTTATTGCGTCCATCTTTATCACCATAACGACTACCATACTTGAGAATATTTGCTTGGCAGAAGTGTGCGGCAAGGTCCTTTGCTGCCATCAGATCGATAGTTTGGACATCTTGATATTCAGTATTATGACCGCAGTAGTGGCTCTTATAAGTGCTGGTCACATAGTCCTGAATGTCCTTAAGGATTTTATCTTCGTTATATTTCCAGAGGTGATTCGTTTGTTCGCTCATAACAGGTGTCTTTGTCAAGTAAATTTTTCCAGTCTCTTCGTTTTGAGACATTGTAAATTGGTATTCAGAATAAGGATACTCGTCCATTTTAATTCACAGAGTGATAATCATAACAAAAAAGAAAATCATTTAAAAGTGATTCTGCTTTTTCTTTACCAAATTTGTTAGAAAGATATCCACCTACAGGATCTAATCTTTTCATATATTGATCAAAGTCTCCGTAAGTAGAAGTATCTTTTCCAGATGGTTGTTCACATTCTAACATATCACGATAAGCAGTCAAGTACTTTTCAAACATTGGAAGATGATCACTAACATCATCCATCGTACATTTTGCAACGTAAATATTGCTAGAAAAGTGATTTCCAGGCTCAAAGAATCTGAAGGTTCCTTCAGACTTAGGAAGATCTGGATGTTCGAAAAGATAGTTCTCAACTGGATGTTGGAAATCAAAAACAAGAATAACTTTCTTATCAAAGAATCCCATCAAATCCATTCCAAAACAAGGAAGATTTGATCCTGTTTTTGGATAGATGATATTGTTATAGATGCAAGACCTATCATCCCAGATCTCAACCTCCCTAGACTTAAGAATATATTTGTTATTGTAAATCTTGGCAGAAAGGGAAGTTCCTTTTTCCTCCCAATCTGCCCAGTTACAAATATTTTCTAGGTCAGAGAAAGTCTCAAAAAGGACTTTCTTGTACTGATTCCACAGGGAGTTGGAAGTCTGCATCAACTTTGTCATAGAGTTCAAGAAAAGATTGTTTGGTTTCGTCATCAAAACGATTTACACACACTTGGATTGCTTTTGCCTTATCTTGGAAGATGCTGTAGGCACGGATGATATGAACCAAGCGGCGGGTGCTGATGATCTCCTCAATACCACCATCGTAGAAGGTCTTGCGGATAATGTCTGCCCAGTCAACCAGGCGCTTGCAGAAGTCACGATCTTCCACGCCAAGATCCAGAGCAATGCCTTCCAGGATCTTCTGCTCGGTTGCAGGGGACGGATAGGACTGCTCAAAGGTCACAGGGAATCGCTCAAGGAATGCTTCATTGAGAACGTTGGTGCCGATGAAACGACCGTCATCGGAACCCTTGCCTTTGGTATTGGCGGTAGCGATGACGTTGAATCCAGAAGAAGGTTTGACCCAGCGACCAATCTTCTTGAGGAAGACACCCTTGCCTTCCAGAATGGACTGGAGGCAGAGGATCTTGTTAGAAGCAAGGTCAATCTCATCAAGGAGCAGAATAGCTCCACGCTCAAGTGCTTCGATGACGGGACCGTTGTGCCATGCAGTATTCCCATCAACCAGACGAAAACCACCAATCAGGTCATCCTCGTCGGTCTCAATAGTGATATTTACACGGATGAGTTCACGTCCCAACTGGGCACATGCCTGCTCAACAGAAAACGTTTTCCCATTACCCGACAAACCCGTAATGAACGTCGGATAGAAGAGACGGGACTGAATAATTTTTTTAACATCAGCAAAGTTACCAAACTTGACGAAGGTATCATCTTTTTCAGGAATAAGGTTCTGTTCAATGGCAGGAATAGCAGCAGGTGCTTTCACAGCCTGTTCAAACTGCTCTCGTGCTTCTTGGATAGTCAGATTCCACTTACCACGTCCAGTCTTATAAGCATCAAGTTTCTTAGTAACAGTCTGGTAGTTAGCACCATTCATGGCACACCATCCACGAATATCAGCAGAAGTGACGGACTCTCCGTAAACTGCCTGAAGAGAAGTGATGATGTAATCGGCAGAGATAGTCATTTAATTGGGGTGTGCGTTTCAACTGAAGTTATTATACAAGAAAAAAGGGCACCTTTCAGTGCCCAGTGGACGGTTCTAAAAGTGGTTCAACCAATATCTTCCAATTCTTTGATGAGTGCTTTCTTACTATGGCGCTTATCAAGTTCAATACCACGCTTTCTTCCAAGTTTTTCTATATCATTCTTACTCAATTGCTCAAGCACAGGTTTCTCTACAACAGGTTCGGGAGCAGGTGCTGCTTCCACAACAGGTGCAGGTACAGGTGCAGGTGTTTTACCGCCCAATAATTCTCCGAATCTAGACATTTTCCTAAAGAATACTTTCTGGTATTTATCAGGCAACAAGTTCCACAAACTCTCCAAGAATCTTCTTATTCATTTTCTTGGACTTGAGACTCTTGGCAAATGCAGATTTGATTTGAGTCTTGGTGGCATCTTCAGCAACCTCAAAGTCAGCATCTTGTGCTAGAGCATTTGCAGAAAGTCCAAAGTAGGTAGTATACCCAGAAGATTTGATGGAGAATGCTTTTTGCTTTCGCCATTCGGTCATCGTTTTATCATGCTTCTCCCCATAATATCCACAATAACGACGAATAAAACTGCCAGCATCACGTGACTCAAGCACACGAATACCAATGAAGTTGATATCCTTAAACTTGTCACGAAGGTTGCGGAGGAGAATATCAGTAAACTCATACCACTCACAGTCAAGAGAATAAGTCATACCAGTCTTACGATCGCGAAGGAAAGAGTTAGGTCCAATGTAGGCAGTGCCCATAAAAGGATTATCCTCCCAACGACGTTGAACTTCACGATGATACTTAAGCATTGCTGCCTCACCATCAGTCAATACCACACACTGAACTTTCTGAAGTTTGTTTTCCTTCTGGAACTTGGGAAGAATCTGATGGAGAGCAATCAGAGTCTCATTCAAAGGGGTTCCAGAAAGACTCAAACCATAAGGAATTTGATATCGGGTGTAGCAGTTATAACGGAAGGCAGTGGCAAGACGGAAGATATTCTTCATCTGTTCTTCAAGAGTCTTACTATTAGTCTTACTGGTGAGCATATTCATCAGAGAGAACCATTCACCAACTTGAACCAAACCATCCTTCTTGGTATAGGCAAGTTCACGGATGGTTGCCTTATTCTCTTCATCATAAGAAACCAGAGGATAGTCGCTGGTGAAAGCATAAACCTCAAAAGGAATAGAAACTTTCTTACAGAACCATACAAGGTTAAAGAGTTGCTTGACAGTATCCCCCATTACATCACCCATAGAACCACTCCAGTCAAGGATGAACACCAAACCGTGATTCTTACCGTCAGCAAGAGTGGTGACTTTTTTGAAAAGATCTTCATTGTACTTATAGGTATGAAGTTTAGTGCAGTCCAACACACCAGTGCGGGCAGTAGTGGCACGGGCATAGGATTCTGCTGCCTTACGACACTCAAACTCTTTCACCAGATAATTTACTTCTTTCTGGGCAGAACGCTTGAACTCTACGAACTTCTTATCAACTTCACCAAAGATTTCTTCAGTGGTATATCCCTGTTCTTCCATACATGAACCCCAGTATTCTTTACACTTGTCGTGGATTTCTGCATTAGGAACAATAATTTTATTCAAGTCAAGCTTCGGCAACTCAAGATAAACATTTTCAATACCATTGTGATCAACCAAGTCCTTGAGTGCTTCCTCAAGGGACTCCATAGTTTTGACTTCTGGTTCCTCATTAGTTTCACCACCAGCAGAAGTAGGTTGCTGCTCCTGCTCAGCAGTGCCACCATAAGAATCGGTTTCACCAGGCTGCTCCTGCTGATCATTCTCACCCTCAGGTTGATCAGAAAAATCAGAAGCACCTTGATTAGAACCAGAAGTCTGAGACTCCAAATCATCCATGGGAGTCTTGGTTTCTTCTTGCTGCTTTTGCTTACAGAACTTGTAGAGTGCCTCAGCAGCAATCAAAACATCGGCAAAGGTTTCGGTATCGGCAATCATATTGATGATTTCCGTTTCTTCACCACGCTCAACAGGAATGTTTACAAAGTTACCAATCTTGAACCACAAGTTGGCGCGGTCTGCAAGATTATAAGTATCAATATCCTCATCTTCTAGTTGGAAAAAATCCTGCTCAGACAGTTCTTTATATCCATTATAGAATGTCTTGGCAAGTCCAGCATACCGACGCTTCATCAGTTTCTCGATGCGAGCATCCTCAACCACATTCACAAACTGTGGGGGAATCTTGTACTCCTTCAACCAGTTCTCATCGGGAGTGTAGAGAGCGTGTCCAACTTCATGTCCAACCAACAAGTCATATACAGTGCTACTTGCCTTCTCCCACATCGGCAGAGTCAGCACACGGGTATGGACATTAAAGCAGGCAGTCTCAACTTTCTTGTGCTCAACCACAAGATCCTCAGTGGCAAGCAGTTTGGCGAGTTGGGACTTGATTTCGTGGCGGACTGTCATTGCTCTGTTGCGTATGAACCTATCATACAAAAGAACCTCGCTTTTTAGGCGAGGTAGTGTGCCGCTTCTTAAAGTGGCTCAGTCGTGCTTTTGCTTGTCGGAGTGCTTGCGGTTTCAGTTTCCGCTTCTGCTCCTTCTTGGAATGGTGCTGCCAGTTGGGGGTGTTCATTGCCTTTATGTCTATAGAGACACTCTACGGGAAAATCCTTTTACTTTATCAAACTTTATGACACTTTCGAATTTGTCATGTAGGTCTGACTTATGAGAGATAACAAAAATATTAGCATCCTTAATGACGTAACGAATAATCTTCAGAAACTCATCGGTGCCAAACCCATCAAGAGAAGAATCAAATACCTCATCCATAATCAGCAGGTTAGTATTCACAGAGTTTTTGAGTCTTGCAACTTCTCTCCAAGTGAAGAGTAGTGCTAAATCAATCCTCATTTTCTCACCCTCACTGAAAGAACTATAAGAAAAGTCTTCGTGAATGGGTGACTTAACTGTTTCGTTAAACTCTTCGTCAAGATGGAAGTTAATATAAAACTCCATCATCTGAAGATAACGATTCACCTGCTGATTTATGAACGGAAGATACTTTTTAATTATCTTCGTTTTAACGCCATC